ACCCAAACCATAGCAGTGCCGTTGATTTCCATGTAGCACTTATCGCCAAACATCTCGACCTTGAACGTAGCCTTGGGGTCAGCTTTTAGAGCCTCTGCCCAAGCCCAGGCCCAAGACAAGTACGACAGACCATTTTTCTTTTCAACGTGGTCGTTTACGTTGGTTTTAATTAGTGTTTCGATGCTCATGCTAACCTCAATACTTCAATGTAAGTTGGCTCTTTGTGAATCATGTAAGAGCCGTTGCCCCACGTGTGGCTCAAGTACCCTGTTGTAGTGGAACGCACAGAATCAATGTTGTACTCTCCCGCTGGTATCTTTGCAATCTGATTCGGCTCGATGTCTTTGACATACTTAACGACGTGCGCCGTCAAAGCGCCACGCGGGTACAAGGACTCTTTCTTGACGCGCTTTGGCTTGATAGCCTCACCCCATTCTTTGTCGTCGTGGATTACGTGATATGACGCGCCAGACGCGCGTAGCAGTCTTAGCGCTTTTTCAATTGCAATATTTTGGATTCCCATTTGATTCCCTTTTATTTTGTGGCGATGGCCACGTCAAAATCAGAGTCGTCAAAGAAAACGACTCGCTCCCCATAAAGAACCATTGCTGGTTCGTCGTGGTCTTTCGCATTTTCCAAGTCCATGACATGGTCAATGTAGACTTCGTTCTTGTTCTGGCCGATCAGATCAGCCAGCTTGCGCTCACCCTTGGTGTTGAGCGTGTAGATGTTTTTAAAATGCTCCGTCATTTTTAAATTTCCCTTTTACTCAAATGTAACACAGTATCACGACGCGAGTCGGCGCGTGTATTTTCTTTTTGGCTTTTCTTCTGGCGCTGGTTCCTGAGACATCTTCACCATTGCGTTACGCACGTTTGTGACCTGTGCGGATGTCAGTCGGCCATTGAGGTCAAAGATGCGCGCCAGTTTGCCAGCAGAGTCGTCTGTGTACCCGTTGGGCTTGCGCCCTGTGTCTAAGTACATCTCGACCATTGCGGCATCTCCTGTGTCGGTGCGCCACTTAGCCAGCACGTCTTCCATGCGCTTGGCGGCTAATTCTTGAATCTTGTTCATTTTGTTTCTCCTTTTTTAACAAACAACGTGTTGATACTTGCCATTGGCCATCCGGACTGTCTTGAGTAAGCCGGTGCTGTTGCGAACTTTTGAAACAATATCTGACTCACCCATCACGCAAGCAACGTGCTTTAGGTCAACTCCGAGGCGCTTGGCGGCACGCAAATGAGCCGCAAGAACTAACCTGCAAATGTAACTAGTATTTTTTTGTGCTGTCATTTTGTTTCTCCCTTTTGTGTGTTGATGTGTTTATTATGACATAGAAAAACCAAGATATTTCTAGGGGTTTTCCCTAATTCTCAAAAATAATTTTGTGGGTCATAGTTGATCCAACATAGGAGATGACCGTATGAACACTTTTTACGATTTCATGGCCGACCTTAATGCACTTGTGCGGCAACAGCCCGACACAGAGATCGAGGCCATCATGTGGCTGAACAGCCTGATGTACAACGCTCACCAAGCGATTGAGGACATCCAACGCAACGACTTGAACAAGGAAAATTTTGGAGGCACAGACTGATGAGCGACCCAGTAAACAACCCAGCGCACTACATGGCTCACCCCAGCCACGTTGAGTGCATAGACATAACCGAGCACATGAACTTCTGCCTTGGCAACGCCGTCAAGTACATCTGGCGCGCCGACCTTAAGAACGACGCCATTGAAGACTTGGAAAAAGCGGTTTGGTATTTACAACGTGAGATTGAACGGCGCTCAAAATCGTGATATAGTTAAGTGAGACACGGCTAGGTCTGAAGTCATGAGCAGACCGAATGGAGTTCCTCCCTCTCCCGCCGTTGTTTCTTTCATCTAGGGAGCGATGAAAAGGTGAGCACTATGCCAACACGATATTTAAAAGCTGGTATCCGCGACAGCGAAACCATCGACAAACTGTCTTCTGCCGCAGAGGTTATGTACTACCGCCTGCTGGTTACTGTGGACGATTTTGGACGCTACGATGCGCGTCCAGCCATGCTGAAAGCGGCTTGCTTTCCAATCAAAGACTCGGTCACACAAAAACACATTGACAGCCTGCTGGCTGACTTGGTTAAGCATGGACTTGTCCACAGCTATGTTGTGGATAACAAGCCGTACTTGCAAATGCAGAAGTGGGACAACGTTCCCCGTGCTAAAGAGAGCAAATACCCTGCAATGACCGACAAGGGCGTACAAGCACATACAGTTGTACAGCATTTGCATACAGATGTACCTTTAACCGTAACCGAAACTAAAACTAAAACCGAAAAGAGCGCAACTGGCGTTGCTTGCCCACCTGATGTTTCTCAAGAAGTCTGGTCTGACTGGTTGCAGTTACGCAAGACCAAGAAGTCATCTGTGACCAACACGGTGGTGAACGGTGCAAGGTCTGAGGCAGAAAAGATTGGTTGGACTCTTGAGCAGTTTCTGATCGAGTGGTGTACCCGTGGTAGCCAAGGACTCAAGGCAGATTGGATTGAGCAGAAGAAACCATCATTTGCTCAAGTTGCGGCCGACGTGGCTCGGACTACTGTGCCAGCACCAGCCAACCAAGACGCCGCTTTAAAGCAGATCATGGCTGACAGGAAGAAAGCCGTTCCAATGCCAGCGCATATCCGCGACCAAATTAACTCAGCATTCAAGAGGCCTCAAGATGCGTAAGCGCTCGAAGTACAAACCAAAGGGTGTGAGGCTCGACACCATGCACTGGCTTGTCACAGGCATGACCAAAGTGTCAGCTAAAGAGTCCGAGTACGTCACGATGCACTTGAAAAACATGAGCGCCTTGGACTCGCTGACGAAAGGCACGGCAACACGCCAAGAGGCTGACATCATCATCGGCGTCATAAACGTCGCTGAGGCGCTTTGTATGCTTGGGGTAGGGTCAGAGTACCGTCAGCTAGTTTTAGACGCTTCTAGCGCCCTCTACGACGTTTGTAAGCGGTCTCTTGAGTTAAACGATAGGTTCATCTGCACAGGAGTTGAGTTGACGGCCATTAAGACTGGATTTGAAGTCCACGACGCTCAGTTGGAGGTCTGTACCTTGGCAATGCTTGACAAAGCCTTGGACACAATTGCGGCAACACTTAAACAAAAAAAGGGGAAGATTATCAATGCCTAGAAAACTGATACAGGTGGATCACATTATTTTGGCTAAGACGTGGAAGTTGTTTGAGCACCGCAACCGGCAGATGAGCGCTCACGATTTGGCTGACACTTTGGAGATAGCCATCTTGACCTCTTGGCGGTGGATAAGAGCGTTACACGGTCAAGGCTTGATTCACATTTGTGATTGGCGTAAAGACACGGTGGGACGTTACCAGACGCCTGTGTACGCCGCGGGAGACAAGTTGGACAAGCCCAAGCCGCGTAAGACCAACTTAGACCGCCGGATGGAGTACGAGCGCAGAAAAGAACTGCGAAAGCAAGCAAGATTGGAAAAGAAAGAAAGGGAAGAAAATGCGCGAGTATCTGAAGGAGCAAATATATGTTGATCTCTTTGGAGGTTTGGTTTTTGTATGGTGTGTCGGTACTGTGTCTTTTTATGCTGGCGTTGCTTATGCACTCGCTTGCTGGTGACTACGAATAGGAGAAGAACCATGAGACCCGATTCACCATGCGTGGCTGTTTGCACCACCCTGTACGACGAGGTGTGCAAGGGGTGCGGCAGAACCTATGTCGAGGTGGCTAACTGGGTTTTTATGACTGAGGACGAGCGCGAGGTCGTTTGGAAACGCATTGATGCTGACGGTACTGCTTGGCGCTACAACAAGTACAAGGACAGAGCATGAGCATTGAAATTGCACGCAAAATCCTTGACCAAGTGAAAGACGGTTCAAATGAGTACAGCACCTTTGTTATTACAGAAGCCCTTAAAGCAACGGGCGACTTTACCGAAATTTACGGATGAGCAACGCGCCCACTTTGAAAAGGTTGTCGCCCAGCAAAAGCGAATCGACGACATGGCAACGGCTAGAGAGTTGGTGCAGATGTTTTACGCCAAAGACAAAGACGGGCGCAACGCTTGGCTACGGGAAGCGCTTAACCGTATCGCAAGCAAGCGGGGTTCTGGACACGCGCACAACATCCGCACTTGCATGACGGCAGTTAGGGAGACCGAATATGAAAATGACATTGCAGGACAGCAAACAAGCGCTGATTCAACTGCGCCAACTGTGGCCGAAGATCAAAGAGGCTCTTGACGGCGGCATACCGCTGGTGCTGGAGATCAAGCGTGAAAGCAAGACAAGACAGCAAGAAAAACTTTACCACCAGTACATCGCAAAAGTTGCAAAACAAACACAACATTTGAATTGTGTTTACAACGAAGAAGATTGGAAGCGCATACTGGTCGATGCCTACTTGCGCGAGTCTAATCAAGAGTCTGGCAAGTTGATACCAAACCTAGACGGCACTGGCGTCATCCAACTTGGTTTCCAGACCCGCAGGTTTAGCAAAGAAAAGGCGTCTGAGTTTGTGTCTTGGCTGGAAGCGTGGTGCGCCAACAATGGGGTGGATATTGATGGCTAAAAAATGCAAACAATGTAAAGTGCCTTTTACTCCTGTCAGACCAATGCAAAAGGTATGCAGTCCAGCCTGCGCCATGAAAATCGCAAGGCAGGTGGTAGACAAGGCTGAAAAGAAAGAAACC